TCGCCCGCTTGGACTCGAGACCCTGAATGCGTTCGGTGATCGTCGGATTGGGCATGGCAGACTCCTGCGCCAGGGATTTCACAAGGCGAATACTGGCGCTCGCATTCGCGGGAATAGTGACCAAAGAGAGTTCACAGATTTCGGTCTTGGTGAGTCGGCGCGTGCCGTCGCGGAGCACCTCGACGCCGCCGGCGAGGATGCGATGGCCGATTGACACGCCGGAGATCAGGCCGGCCTTGATGGATTGCCACGCCTCGTCGACACGCGCCTTGAGCGGGCCGGGTTCGTCAATCTCCGGGAGCTCGGCGTCGAAGGCGATGCCCTGCGGCGTGCGGGTCAGCGTGACGCGGCCGATCGGTGACTTGGCGTCGTGATGGAACAGCAGCGGAATCGACGCGGCGAACGTCGCGCCGGCCGGGTCGAGGCTATCGCCCTGGCGGTCGAGTTCCGGCGTGGACGCAATCCCGCTGAACCGGCGGCCCGCCGGTGCAATCGACTTGATTTCGAGCAGGCTATAGGCGCGGTCCACGGAGGCCCGCACCATACCGTGGGGCTTGACTAGTGTCTATTTTTGTGCGTGGAAACGTCGTGCGCGAGCACGCGGCGGATCCATTCGGCCGTGGTCATCCGCGCCGCTTTCGCCTCGCGTTGGGTCGCCTCCAGTTGCCGGCTGGAGACGCGCACCGTATACGTGACCGATTGGTCGTCGGGGTCGATGCGCGGCCGGCCGCGCGGCTTCACCCGACGACCTCGACGGAATACTCGGGGGCCTGGACGTTGCGTTCCATGGCGTCGATCGCCTGGATCAGCGCGACGACCCCGTCAATCCGTTCCGTCGAGGCCTTCTTCGAGGGCTTCAGGTTCCCCGCCGGATCGGTTTCGACCGACACATTCCCGACATTCCACCGCAGGACCGGGTGCCCGGCGTGCCGCAGGGTGCGCGAGAGGACGTGCTTTTCCAGGCTTTTGGTCGCCGCCGACAGGCCCGCGAACGTCTGTGGGACTTTCACGAGCGGACACCCGTCCACGTTCTCCAGCCGATAGATCAGGCTCGTGGCATTCCAGGGGTCGGTCGCGACCATTTCGACGTTGAATTCCTCCCGCCAGGCCTGGATCTGTGACCGCACCGCCTCGTAGTCGCCAATCGTCGCGCCGGGAATCGTGGTGAGGTACCCATCCCGCGCCCACTGGTCGTACGGGACGCGGTCGCGCCGGACCCGGTCGGCGATCCGCTCGCCGGGCACGAAGAACTGCGGGAGGACGTCGAACCCGCCGGCGCCATCCGGAAACACGGCCACGAGCGCGGTGAGATCTTCCGTCGCGCTCAAATCCATCCCGACGTAACACCGCCGGCCGCGGAGCGCCGTGCGATCGAGCGGCGACAGGCACGCATCCCAGGCCATCAGCGCCAACCAGCGCGAGGCTTGCTCGGTCCACTGGTTGAGATACAGGCGGCGAAAATTGTTTTCCTGCGCGGGGATTTCTGTCGCCCTGGCCGCCAAGATCTCGAGGTCCTCGAGGCTCCGGAAATCCCCGAGCGCCGGATTGGCCGCCTTCCAGACCTTGCGACTCGTCCAGTCGGCGTCCTTCGGGGCCTCGTAGATCACCGGCAGAAACGTCGGGTCGAGCTTCGGGGTCTCGCGCACCTTCTGGGCGTGCGCGTAGAGCTCCCAGAGGATCGAGTGCTTGTCGTACCCGGCCGTCGAGATCACGAACATCAACGGCTGCGCGCGCGCGCCCATCGACGTCGACAGCACGTCGTACAGTTCGCGGTTCGGCGCCGCGTGGAGCTCGTCGTAAATCACCATGCTCGCGTTGAACCCGTGTTTCGAATACGCCTCGGCGCTGATGGCCCGGTAGACGCTCCCGCTCGGCCGGTGCACGATCCGTTTCTGCGATTCGACGATGTAACACTCCGCCGACAGCCCCGGGTCGTTTCTCACCATTTGGGCGGCGACCCCGAACACGAGGCCGGCCTGGTCGCGGTCGGCCGCCGCCGAGTAGACCTCGGCCCCGGCCTCCCCGTCCGCCAGCAGCCCGTAGAGCGCGACCGCGGCCGCGAGCTCGGTCTTGCCGTTCTTGCGCGGCAACATCAGCAAGCACGTCCGGTACTGCCGGCGGCCGTCCCGGCGTTTCTTGAACAACTGCTTGAGAATCCGGATCTGCCACGACCGCAGGGCGAACGTCTGGCGCGCGAAGGGTCCCTTGGTATGCGTGAGGCCGTTGATGAACGCGATCGGGTCTCTGGGAGGCGCTGGAGGGGCCTGCGCGAGGTTCTGGGGCTTCTGCCACCCGCCACGTCGATCGCGTCTAATCCGGGTCGCCGGCCGGTTCGCCAGGGTTACGTGGCCGATTTCGCCAGGGTTACGTGGCATACCGTGGGCTCATTCGCCGGGGTTACGTGGCCGGATTTGGTGTCCTAAAAATGTCACAAATGGTGTGTTGGGGCCGCCAGGGTTTGCGACGCAAATTTTTTTAGACATTTTCACTCCCCCCCGTCGAACTTGCATTGGATTAATGCAGATTCGGCCGGATTCGGACTCGTGGGGTCTCGCCGGATCTCGATGCATATCGATATGCATTTATGCACCGGCCTTTGTCTTGGTGATATGGCAGGGGGCACACAGGGCTTGCAGGTTCTCACGGTTCCAGAACAACCCCGGATCTCCCTCATGCTTGCGGATGTGGTCGACCTCCAAGGCGAGGGTGACCTGTCCACACTGCGCGCACGCATACGCTTGGTCCAGTAGCACCTCCTGACGCAGCCGGAACCAGCGGGCGATGCGGTACCAGCGGCGGACGTCCACATTCGAGCGGACGGCATGGCGCGGGCAGGCCCCGCGGGGGACGAGGACGCTACAGCCGGGTTGCGCGCAGTACTGCATCTAGCACTCACCGAGTGAAGTAATTCGGGTCATTTGCGACGGAATCCGGGCATTGCGGAACTCGGCGGGTTTCGTCCACGAATTCAAATTCGAAGTGAAGAGGTCGGGCACACACTGGACAGATGGCTCTACCACTCAGCGGATGCGGAGGAATCTCTTTCCCTTGAAACTCACCACTGAACCAGACTGGATTCCCACACAAACACCCTAGCTGAAACATCGCCTGTCGGTAGGTGTTCGGTTTGGCTGGTTCAAATTCGCTCTTCGCTATTCGAAAGACCACTGGATTTCGAATCAATCGCATCAGTATCGCCATCAGTTCAGGCGTCTCATCAAACCACTCACCACGATAGTGAAACTTGGCCACCATTCGATGGATATCGCGATCGTCCTGATCATCACGCACGACAAACGACCCAACAAATTCGAACAGATCCGGATTGCCCGTCTGCTGTTCTTGCATCCGAGTTTTGCCATCACGCGTGGTGAAACCGATTTTCACTTTGTGTCGGACCGTATCGCGATAAACGTAGACAATCCGATGGCCACTCGTCTGCGCGTTACCCTGATCGTCGTAGCCCCAGAAGTTTAATTGCGTCATTGCTCACCTCCCCGCCGCGAGGTCCCGGTATTCGTTGAAGTAGTGCAGAAACGCCGACCAGAGAATGCGCTGATTGTCGGCGTCGCCCAGGCGGTACAGCACCACGAGTTGCCGGACGAAGCTTCCGCCATACGTCGACATGGCGAGGAGGATCGCTTCGCGCGAAGGCTCGGGTCGGTTCTCGACGCCATGCATCAGTGCACCGGGGTCGGCGGCGGCGCGTCGTCACCGGGGGGTTCCATGTGATAGACCGCCGCTTCCTCGAGCAGGAGTTGTTTCTGGTGCAGCAGCCGCTTCCGTTGATCGGCGAGCTCGGCCTCCTGCACGCGGAGATCGTCGAGTTTCTCGTCCACCAGGTTGAGCGCGTATTCGAGCAGGGTCATACACACCGTCCCTACCGCACCCGTCGCAATTCCACGGCCACGCGCTCGATCGCGTGGTTGATCGCCTCGGCGAGATCGCCCAGGCGGCGGAGCTCGGCGACGCTCGCCGCGAGGCCGACCAGCACCACGAGCAGGACGCATCCCACGAGGACGGTCGCGGTCATCGCACGCGCACAAAGAACACGGGCTGGGGCGCCGACTTGGTCGCATCCGCGGCCGGGTAATACCACTTGTCATACTCGGGGGGGCCGGCGAGATTGAACACGGGTTTCGCTTCGGCGCTCACCGACGAGTAGATGATGTCGTAGATCCCCGCGTTGCAGCCGGGGACGTTCAACGCCAGGTGGACGGCGTCAACGGCATGCCCGTTGTACTGGTTTTGGCCCGGGTCTTTTTTGACGTGGCCCCAATACGCGGAGGATTCGGTGTGCAACGCGTCGGCGCAATCCTCGGTGAACTTGCCGCAGCCGTCATGCGTCCAGAGTTGCGGCTGGGTGTCCGCATACACGCGGTTGATGATATCCAGCGGGTTGGGCGGCCCCGTCACCGGCGGCGGCGTGGTCGGTTCGTCGGCGGCGAGCTCCAGGACGACGTCGTCGACCTGGAGTCGCGCTTCATCGTCGGCCGCATCGAGGACGAGAAACCCGCGCAGCCGTTCGGGGAAGTAGTTCGGGGCCGAGACGTTCAGGGTCGTGCCCTGCTGATCCGGCGTGCCGTCGGCGATGTAGCAGACCTGCCCCTGGCGGCCGGTCGGGTGCGTGTACGGCACGCCGGTGTAGCTGCCGCCGCTATCCGGCGTCAGGGTCACGGTCGCGGTGACGGGGGTCGGATAGATCACGTAGGCGTACGGCATATTTAGACTCCAGTTTGTCGAGAATGCGAGCGGCGTCCTCGCGCGACACGATCGGCGGGTCCGAGATCAAGCGATCGGGCGGCAGCCGCATCTGGACGGGACCGACGATCGGGCGCGGCGACAGCCGGGCGACGTAGGCGATCGCGTCGGTGACCTGGCGGGCGTCGTACTGCACCCCGATCCGCGCCGCGGCGCACTTCACGGCCTCGGCGAGATCGGCGATCGAGTCGGACGGCCCGTGCTTGAGCTCTTCGTAGACGAGCGCGACGAAGACGCCCGGTTTCGCGACGTGGTTCGGGTGCGTTTTCGACATGTTTTCCACAGGGTGTGCCGGCGCGAAGCGCCTGCACTAATTCTTTCAAGAAAGACGAACGGTACAAGTTCCTACTGTTAGCTGTTTACTGTTACCTGTTACCTGTTGCACCTTTTGTCACACGTGACAAGCGCGTTACTTTTTCGCGGTGTTCGCGCTGTCTGTTGGCATTTTTGAAAATGTTCGCTAATTGTTCGTCCACGGTTTCGTGGTGCCAGTGCCCGTCTTTTAGCTGAAATCTGGCCATGACTTTCGCGTGCACTTTCGCCCACTTGGTCGCATCGCCCGACGCGCGCGCCAGTACCTTCGGATCATTCGGAATCGCCCCGCCGCGCAGCCACGCCTCGTCGAGCAAATTCCGGTAGGCGCCCTGTTCTTCCAGGCTCAGATCGACCACGGCCGTACTTTGCCGCCAGCGATCGATCCACCAGGTCATGCCGCGGAGTTTCATGCGCGCACCAGCGCCTTTTCGAGGAGGTGTTTACCGGCCTGGGAGACGCCGACGTACTGCCAGCCCGCACACTTGAAACAGTACCCAGGGTTCTGGCTCGCGACCCGCGACCCGTCCACGTAGGTGAACGCGCGACCCGGTCCCCACTCGAGGACGGCGAGCATCTCGGCCTCGAGGATGATGTCGGAACTGAGCCGGGCCGATTCGTTGCGGAAAATGGTGCAATGAAACCCGGTCTGTTTGTCCGCTCGGTACAGCGACCAGACCCAGGTGAACAGCACGAGGCCGGCATTGTCCCGGAGGTGCAAGGCCCGGCCAGGACTGGCGTACTGCGCCGCGCCGATCGTCCTCCGCGAATAGTGCCTGTCGGCGAGTTGGGCCATCTCGGGATCGGCGGCCCAGGTCTGGACGAGCCCCTCGCGCATCGGTAACAGCATCAGTGCCCTCGGGCGATCGGTCGAATGACGGGTTCGTCGGCGGCGACCAGGCGCCGCCAGCATTCGAGACGCGTCGGTTCCTCGCGGTGTCGCGCGGACCAGAGCGCCAGCAGCAACACGACCCACTGCGTCAAAACGGAATCTCGTCCACCGTCGGTGGTTCGTTGGTCATGAGTGCGACGAGCTCCATCCCAAACTTGCTCTTCTCGATCGTCGCGCGCACCGGGATCTGCGCCTCGCGCGC